ATGGTCAAGCGTATGGAGTCGGTTAAGCTGCTTCAGTCCATCGTTTCGGACAAGATCATTGATTCGGAAGACGATTATCAGTTCCTGAGCACAAACTTTGCGGGCTTTCCCGATATTCAGGACCGGGCTTTGCAGATCATGTGCGCCATTGCGGATATCCCGGCAACACGGTTTCTAGGCCAATCGCCGGGCGGGCTTAATTCGACGGGCGAGAGTGACCTGCGCAATTACTATGACGCGGTTGCCACGCACCAGACAATGGACATTGACCCGCTGATTGATCCTCTGATGGATGCGGTTGTGCTTTCGGCGCTCGGCACAAACGGCGATGAGATTGATTATGTGTGGAATTCGCTCTGGCAAATGTCGGAGACGGAGGCGGCAACGGTCGAAAAGTCTTATGCCGATGGCCTTGCTGTCCGAGTCAATACTGGGCTGTTTGATAATGCTATTCTCGCCAAGACCGAATTGAACCGCATGACCGATAGCGGCAAGTATCCCGGCATTGATGCGGCTATTAAAGCAAGCGGCGAGGAAGACGGCATACTTGACCCAGAAGAGGCCGAAGCCAAGGAAATTGAAAAGATGACCATGGAAGCGGAAATCGCGGCGAAGAACGCGCCTAAGCCTGCCCCAGGCGGCTTCCCGCCTAAGAAGAAATGAGGCTAGCATTCCCCAAAGCCCGCCCGCTTCGCGCTATCTTCACCACGAAGGCGCAGGAAAAGGCTTTGTCTCGGCTGTTTTACAATGTCGTCAACATATGGACCGAGGCGGCGCGCGACCGGATATTGCCCGCCTATGCCCGCACATTGTCTGAAATGACGAATGATAGCATCGAGGATATCGAGCGGATTGTGCAGGCGGCTGATGACGGGGCGGTTAGGGCCATCTTTGATTTCAAATGGCTGTTTGACGGGTGGTTTTCCAATCTAGTTAACTGGCATACGAAGCGGTTTGCCAACAATCTCCAATACGCAACCGACCTGAACCTTGAAAGCGTGATTGGGCCTTTGCCGCAGGACACGGCTTATAACGTCATTGCCCGCAATGTGGCATTGGTCAAAAGCGTTTCGGGGGAGACAAGGGACAAGATCGCCGAGATTGTCTTGAGGGGCTTGCAAAATAGGACGCCGCCTAGGGACGTTGCGCGCGAGATAGCCAAGGCGACGGGGCTTGCAAAGAAACGTTCGTTACGGATTGCCAGCGATCAGTTGAACAAGATCAGCTCGACACTTGATGAACAGCGGATGCAAAGCCTTGGAATGGAAGAGTTTATCTGGAAACATTCGGGGAAGGTGCATTATCGGCCTTGGCATAAGGCAAGGGACGGAAAGAAGTTCCGTTTTGACGACCCTAAACTGAAAGGCGATTTGCCGGGGCAGGCCATATTTTGTTTTCCTGAATCACATCCAATCATAGTTCATGACGATATACTCATGGCGTGGAGGCGTTCTTACAGCGGTGATTTGACCAAGATCATTACGGATTCTGGTGAAATTGTAAGTTCCACACCTAACCACCCTATTCTAACAAACTCCGGATGGAAGGCCGCAAAGTCCGTTGAGATCGGAGATTATGTTTTCGATGTTCATCCGCACGGATTCGGTGTTTTTGATATGGAGATAAAACAAGGACAAACCCGCATCGGCGATTTGTTTAATGCGAGCGCGTCCCTTTTCGGATTTGTATCTATCAACGGGAGCGGTTCCGAGTTCCATGGCGACGCGGCCATTAATGAGAAGATCGATATTGTAGATACCAAGGGAGGCTTGCGCCACAACATCAAAGCCCTTGTCAGCCAAGATGACGTGCATCTCTTTCTCAAAAAGGCCATTGGAGAGACTGATGGATTGGCGAGTTTTGCTGCGATTGATACGCTCAGGGACGCCAGCAACCCTGCCAACACAAGCCTCGTGAGCGGCCTTCGTTTGGTTGAATCTCTGCTCACACGTGAGCTTACTCCATTGCACGATAGTAGTTTCACTGGTGCTTCTGATGCGCACGCCATGGTTCTTAAGGCTCTTTATGAGAGTTGGTCGAGATACGCCAAATTTTCCGTCGACGGACTCAGGACTTTCCCCGGAGCTATAAGATTCAGCGGCGGACAGAATATCAAATTGCTTTCCATTATTCGCGGGGCGCTTGATTTTATTTGCAATGAAACCGCGCCTAGCGCGCAGAGCCTTGCTAAGATTGTGGCGATTGACGCCCAAGGATTTAGCGGCGCAGGCAAGAGTAGTGGTTTTGTCAATAAGCCGCAACGCATTGTCGAGAAGTTCGTCAGTGATTTTTCGGGGTATGTCTACAATGTCCAAACTGTTTGCAATTGGTATTCTGCGGGTAGCGTAGCCGTTCATAATTGCGGGTGCAAGATGCGGGGAGTTTTACCGGATGGAGATTGACGTGAAATTACAAAAGCCGAGGGAAACCTTGCTTGACAGAAAGACCGGAAATATACTTGTGAAAGGCCGTGGTTGGCTGACGCAAGGGAAAATCTTTGTGTCAGTTGAGGACGCCAAAGACGCACGAGATTATGGATGGGAGACAATCGGGCATCCCGTTAACGGTGTTATAATTGTTACATCCGGCAGGGGTGATGGAGTTTACAATTTTGGCGACTAGCGGCGTCAAAAGACATAAGGACCGGCTGCGCAAGATCGCCCGCCAGACAGCCAAGGAAGTCGTCGCCGGGCTGTATAGGGCCGGGCAGTTGATTGAGCTTGAGGCCGAGCGGTCGATCACCAGCGGGTCGATATCGGGCGCGGGGCATATCCCCTCCCTTCCCGGCCAGCCGCCGAATGCTGACACGCGGTTTCTGGACAGCAACATCGAGACGACGATTGTCGCGCAAAGCCCGCCCAAGGTGCAGGTCATTTCCCATGCGCCTTACTCGGCTGCGCTGGAATACGGGACAAGCAAAATGGAGGAGCGGCCATTCATGCGGCCCGCTGTGAAAAAGCACCGTGCGGACGTGACTAGGCTTGTCAAAGGGGCGGTGGCAAAGGTAGTAAGGCAAAGTTGACATATCGGTTTTTCCGATATAAAGGCATGTTCCATGGATTTTACCGATACCTTAACGCTCGATGCAGCGACCCGCAGGACAACGGAAGGCTTTCTAGTCGCCAACGTCCGCGCCGCCCGCACGGGAATTCAGCAGTATTCGGGCCGGGAAGTTGACCCGGATAACAAACACGGCCTGCGCGACAAGGCGGTCGTTAACGTTTACCGCGATGAGGCTGACGTATTCAGCGCGGACAGCCTGCGTTCCTTTTCCGTCCTTGACGTGACTTTGAACCACCCCCCTGAGAGCTTGACTGCCGATAACTGGAAGAAATACAGCGTCGGCACGACGGGCGAGGAAGTTGTGCGGGATGGCGAGTTCATCCGCATCCCCATGATGCTCAAAGACGCCGCTGCGATCCGGGCAGTTGAAGGTGGCAAGCGCGAATTGTCGGTCGGCTATTCCACGCAATTAGTGTTCGGCCAAGGCTTGACTGCGGACGGATTGACATTTGACGCGAAACAAACAAATATACGCGCCAACCATATCAGCATTGTGGATATGGCGCGCGGTGGCCCTGAGTTAAAAATTGGAGATTCCAAAGTGACAACCAAGACAATGCTCGTTGACGGCCTTGCCGTTGAAGTTACCGACGCCGCCGAATTGGCAATCAAGAAATTGCAGGATGCGCAGGCCAAGCTGGTTGCAGACCATGCCGCTGCGGACGCCAAGGCAGCTACCGAAAGCGCCGCCAAGGACGCAAAGATTGCCACCCTCGACGCCGAACTAGCTACGGCCAAGGCGGCTATTCTCACTGGCGATGCGCTTGATAAGGCTGTTGCCGCCCGCGCGCAGCTCATTTCCGATGCCAAGGCGCTGATTGGCGACAAGGCGGACGTGACAGGCACGGACGCCGACATCAAAAAGCGCGTTGTGCTTGCCAAGCTGGGCGATGCTTACAAGGACCGCGAGGCTGTTTTCTTCGATGCGGCTTTTGAGATGCAGGTTGTCGGCAAGGCCAAATCGCCTGTTGACCCGCTGCGCGCCGCTATCAATGACGGCAAGAACACGCCTACAATGGAACGGGCTTTGATCGACGCGCGCGCCGCCCGTGACAAGCGCTATGCCGAAGCCCATGCGGGTAAAGCCGCGTAAGCAAACTACCTTGGCCCGCGTGATGCGGCCCATGGCCCTTGGATGGAGAACTTAAAATGCCTGTAGTGCAATCTACATTTACGGAAGGCTTCGTGGCGGGTTATCCCGGTATGGTTGCCACGGGTGAAACGGCAAATCGCCTTACCCGCACACTTGAAGATGCATCCGGCCTAGGGTTCGGCAAAGCGGCTTATCGCGGCGTCGGCGATCATGGATGCATCAAAACCCCCGCCGTCGGCACGCTTCTTGGCTTTACTATTGCCGATCACGGACTTGTGGTCACGTCGACCCGCCCTGCCGACACCTACGCGCAGAACGATAACGTTGGCATTCAGAACCGTGGCACGATTTGGGTGGACGGCTCGATTGCGGTTGCGGACGGCGATCAGGTTTACGTCACGCCTGCGGGCCTCATTACCAACTCGGCGGCGGGTAACACCATTGCGCCGGAATGGTTCTTTCAGGAAACACTAGCCGCAGCGGGCCTTGTCCGCATTGCACGCCGTTAAGGAGCGATGAAAATGCCAGACTTTATGACAGACGCTCAGACGGTTTCGTTTCTGAACCCGCAGATCATGCGGATCAACACTGAAATCATGCAGCTGAAGTATCCCGCTTTTGACTACGCGGACTTCCTGTTTGTGGACCGTTCCGGCGATATGTGGGATGCGGGTTCGGTGTTCTTCTCCGGCGACGTTGCCGGTAAGCCTGAATTCTTCTCGACGGCAAACTTCGACATGCCTTACGCTGACGTGTCGCAGAGCCAGTTCCTGCAAGAGAACTATATGGCTGCGCTCGGCTACACCTGGCACCGTTCGGAAATCGAACGCGCCGCACGGGCGGGCCAGAACCTGACTTCCCGCAAGGCTTCAGCGGCTACACGCATCGCCGAACAGTTCAAGCACTCGATTGCCTTGCTCGGCATTGCTGAAAAGCCTGCCATGGCAACCGGCTTGTTCAACTCGCCGCTTGTTCCTACCGCGACCATCGCGGGCGGCTTGTTCAGTGCTCAGACGCCTGACGCAATCCTTACGATTGTCAACGCGGCGATCAACGCGCCGGAAGCCGCGACGAAGGAAACCTATCGTTCCAACACGATTGCTTTCCCGACATCCATCTACAACTACCTTTCGACCACACGCCTCGGCGCAACGAATGACAAAACCATCATGTCTTTCCTGCGCGAGACGAACGTGATCGGGCCTTCGCTGCGTATCCTGAAGTCACGCCACCTTGAGACGGCGGGAGCGGGCGGCACCAAGCGCATGATGGCTTATGCCAATGAGGCAGACGTTGTGCAGTTCCACCTTCCCGGCGACTATGAGCTTGGACAGGCGTGGCAGAAAGGCCCGTATGTTTGGGAAGTCCCCGGCATCATGAACATCGGCGGCACTGAGTGGCGTATTCCTTCCGCCGCTGTTTATCGTGACGGCCTGTAATGAAGGTTACGCTAACCAATAACCAACGCTTCCCTCGCGGGCATGACAACATCATGCTTGCGCCGGGTGAAAGCGGTGAATTTGAGTTAGCGCAAGCTGATCTGGACACTATTGAGATGGCGGGTTTACTCGCCGTTTCAAAAGCGGGTAAGCCGCCTGTGAAGGCCGCCAAACCGCCTGTCGCGGAGGCCGGGGCGTTTACTCTCCTTTCCGCCCCGGCTGAAGCTTCTATTGAGGTTTTGGTTCTCCGCGACGAACTGATTGAATTGGGCGTTGACTTTGACCCTTCATGGGATGAAGCCCGCCTTAATGCTGAACGTGACAAGGCTTTGGCCGCATAAGGTGACTTCATGGCAAATGCGCTATTCGATCCGGGCCGCGAAGGCTTTTTGCTAGGCGAAATTGACTGGGACACTGCGGTCATCAAGGCCGCGCTTGTCCGTGGATATTCGTATTCGGCGGCGCATAAATTTGTCTCTGATGTTACCGGATCGGGTGGAACGTTGGTCGCTACCAGCGCCGCGCTCTCAAGCAAGACGGGCACTTCCGGCGTTGCGGATGCGGCGGACGTGACGTTTACGGCGGTCACTGCAGGCGCTGCGATCACAAGCATCATCCTCTTTCAGGCAAGCGCGGTCACGGGCGGCGCTGACGTTGCTGCTACCGCACAGCGGGTTATTGCCTTCATTGACACACGCTTCCAAGTGGACATTGCGGTTACTGCGGCGGGCGCGGCTACGTCGATTGTGCCCGAAGATCTTCCGGCTGATATCGCGTCCGGCGCAGCTCTTTCCTTGATTTCCGGCACCGGCCCGGCAACAGTTACGACTTCCGCCCCTTCCACTGCGGGGTCGCGGTCTATCTCTTGCGCGGCATTGGCTTCCGGTATCACGGCGGGCGCGGTTTACGAATACACCCGTTCGGGTTCGTTGCTGCCGATCACTCCTAACGGCGGCGATATTTCGGTGGTGTTCGACAACGGCGCGAATCGCATATTCAAGCTTTAAGGTTCTGCTATGCCCCTATTTGCTGACCGGGTTATGGAAACATCGGTCACAACCGGGACCGGGGCGCTCACGCTTGGCGGTGCCGTCTTAGGCTTCCGCACATTTACCACAAGGCACATCACAGGCGAACTGGTTTCGTATGCCGTCGAGAACGTTGACGGCAACGGAAACCCTGCGGGCGCATGGGAAATAGGCTTTGGCACGCTTGTAACGGCGACAACGCTTTCCCGGCTTGTGGTTATGGAAAGCTCCAATGCGGGCGCGCTTGTGAACTTCACGGGCAATCTGCGGGTTTGGTCTAACCAGAATGCGTTTCTCGGCTCGGATGAGTTTGCTGTTTCTCAGGTTGAATCGTGGATGCCTGCGGGCTCTTCCGCGACCGCGCCGCCTGTTTTCGGTGTTGCCGCCTATACAGTCCTTGGAACTGCCACAGTTCGCAACCCCTCAAACCTGAATTCTTTTGGAAGGTCAAAGCGTATAGGCTACGTCAGCGCGGCGACTGCTGCGGCCTTTGCAGGAATCACAAACAATTCGACCGGCGCGAAGCATTTGACGATAGGCAATGGAACGCTTGGCGGGTTCATGGTTCGGATGCGGTTTGGCTGTTCGGATGCCGCCGCAGTGGCCGGTGCGCGCATGTTCGTAGGAATGCGTGATTCGGTAGTCGCGCCGACGAATGTTGAACCAAACACAGTCAACAATTCGTTCGGGGTTTGCCAGCTTTCGACAAGCAATAACTTGTTCCTGATGTGGGGCGGCGTAAATCCCCAATCCTCCGTTGATCTAGGGGTTAACTTCCCCGCAGCCGGTTTGGGAACGGACCTTTACGAACTGACATTGTTCTCCCCTAAGTCGCCCGCAAGCGTGGTTTTGTATAATTTAGAGCGTGTAGGGACGGCTTTTTCGGTTTCAGGCGCATTTCCCAATGCTGCGCCTAGCACAACGATGCCTGCAAACACGCTTTTCCTTGCCCCCGCTTTTTGGCGCACGAACAACGCAACGCTTTTGGCGGTCGGCTTGGACGTTGCCGGGATAGTCGCTTACACGGGGTATTGATATGGCCCTGTCATTTTATCCAGTTTCAGGGACGCCAAGCAGCGCAAGGCAGCTTGTTTTCCCTGCCGGTGCGCCGTCACAGACAATAGACCCAGGCAGCATTAGGTCGGAGGAAAAGCACGCCGCTCCTAGCTTCACGTTGGGCGCGGTCAATGTTCCGACTGGCGATATAAAGTCAAACGAAAGGTTCGGCGATTCAAGCCTTATCGTTGCTAGCGCGGCAATCAGCCTGCATTCTATCGGCACGGACGAACGGCACGGCGCGGCCAATGTTTCGCCAGGTGCTTCTGCACTCACATTAATCGGGGCTGATTTTTCTGGCAGGGCGGGAGATTCAAGCCTTACCGTCTCCGGCACATCAATTAACCTAGCTGGCATTGCCGCGCCTGTTTTCGCAGACGGGACGGGAACGTCCGTTCTAGCCGGGGAT